TTGCAGAAAGGCTTGCTAAAGAGGGTAAAGCAACTAGAAAAGGTAGTGCTGCACCTAAAACGTCTATTAGGCCTTCTAGGCGTCCATCAGGCGGCACTGGACAAGATAATAATCCTAACAGATGAAGAAGAAGTAATAACTAAACGACAATAAATAACTATAAGGCTACCCAGCTTAGGCTGGCCCCAACATAAAGGAGTAAGAAATGTCGGAAGCCCAAACTATTGCAGTTGAATCTGCATCACATATGCGTAATATGTCTCGCGTACAAAAGGATGAACAGGAGTTAGCTCAGCTTTTAAAAGAGGCTGGCATAAAACAGGACGATGAAGAGCAAGAAGCCTCAACAGAAGAAGCTACTCAAGAGGAATCCAGTAGCCCAAAGCCTGTCGAATCCACAGTATCACCAACAAGTGATACCAAACAAGAAGAAGCCCCAGAGAAAGCAGAAGCACCCACAAAGGATGATGCTGATCTAAGCGCAGAAGAGAAAAGCTTTAAGAAGCGGTACTCTGATATTCGTAAGTACATGCAAGAGAAAGACGCAGAGTATAAAGCGGAGTTAGAGAAACTAAAAGGTCAACTAGACTTAGCTGCTAAGAATGAGCTTGTACTACCTAAGTCAGAAGAAGAGATTGATGCTTGGACTAAGAAATACCCTGACGTAGCTGGCATCATTGAAGCTATTGCAGATAAGAAAGCTAATGAACGAGCCTCTGACCTAGATACGCGACTACAAGAAATAGAAGGTATGCGTACACAAGCCAAGAAAGAAAAGGCAGAAGTGGAGCTACTTAATATGCACCCTGACTTCGCAAAGATCCGCGAAGATGATGCATTCCATAGTTGGGCAGAAGAACAACCTAAGTGGGTACAAGATGCTTTATATGAGAATACAGACGATGCTAAATCAGTAGCTCGTGTATTAGACTTATACAAAATAGATAAAGGCATCAAGACAATGAAGCAGTCTAGCAGTGATAAAAATGCTGCTTCTTCTGTAAAAGCTAAAAAGGTATCTACACCTAACCCAGACGATTCATCTAACTACATTAGTGAGTCTATGGTAGCTAAAATGTCTATTAAAGAATACGAGAAGCGTATGGATGAGATATTAGACGCCCAGCGCTCTGGTAAATTTATTTATGATATGTCAAAGAAGTAGTTGACATTAGCATTATCATAGATAAAACTATAGCATATACACATATATTAAAGTGTGTGTATGCTTTATGAAAAGCACAATCGCCACAAATATAAGACTCACCCTGACGTATAGGCCCAGCGCTTACAGAGAGGCATCTCTAAAGCAAAGCTGACTACCCTAGCACAGAAGGCCTCTTTCAAGTGGGTATAGTGTTACTATCAACGCCATATCATTGAAAGGAAACCATTATGGCTATTACATCCGCATCGGGTGGATTTAACGGAAACTTCTCTCCGATTATCTACTCCAAACAGGCACAGATTGCTCTACGGCGCTCTGCTGTCACTAACGCAATTACCAACAACTCATATTTTGGTGAGATTGCAAACCAAGGCGACACTGTTCGCATCCAAAAAGAGCCAGACGTAACTGTTAATGCTCTACAGCGTCATACAAACATCTCTGTTGAGAAGCTTGATGACTCTGACTTTTCATTGACCATCGACAAAGCAAACTACTTTGCCTTCAAGATGGATGACATTGAAGAGCAATTCGCCAATGTAGACTTTGTTCGCTTGGCATCTGATCGTGCAGCATTTAAAATGGCTGACACAATGGATGCAGAAGTGCTGTCATACATGTCTGGTTTCACCTCTGCAGGTGCGCTGATTACATCTACCTCTGGTGATGCACAGCACCCAACTGCTGGTGAGCTTGATGGTGAATTTTTGAAAGTGAATCACTTGGACGCTACTGATTTTGGTCAGTTGGGTTCTGCTGACTCAGCTTCAACAGCCTACGCAACTGGTGACTCAATTCCATTGGCTCCACGTTTGCCTGGTGCAACTGCCCTGTCATCTGCAACTGTGTCTCCTTTGACTGTTGTTGCACGTATGGCTCGCCAGATGGACACAGCTAACGTTGACGCACGTGGTAGATGGCTAGTTGTTGACCCAGTGTTCGTAGAGATGCTCAAAGACGAAGACAGTCGCATGTTGAATGCAGACTTCGGCGGTGCTGGACTACAAAATGGTCTTGTTTTGAATAACTTGCACGGCTTCCGTGTATATACTTCAAACTCGCTACCTGCTAAGGGTACTGGCGCTGGCACTTCTGGTGCTTTGGCTCAAGACGCCAACTTTGGTGTTATCTTGGGTGGTCAGGACGATGCTGTTGCTTCTGCTGAGCAGATCAACAATGTTGAAAACTATCGTGATCCCGATTCATTCGCTGACATCGTGCGCGGTATGCACCTTTACGGTCGCAAAATTCTTCGCCCACAAGCGTTGGTCACTGCAGCATACAACGCTGCTTAATTGATGTTATACTTAGGGGCTGGTCTATGTGCTGGCCCCTTTGTGCTTATTATAAGGGATACCCTCAATGGCTATTACTACAGCAATGTGCAACACGTTTAAGCAAGAGCTACTTGGCGGTGTTCACGATCTTGATACAGACTCATTAAAATTAGCTCTAATTAAAGCTTCACCATCAGGTACGTATGGTGCAGCTACTACTAACTATTCAGATGTTACTGGTAACTCAGATGAAGCATCAGGAACAAACTACACTGCAGGTGGTCAGGTACTAGACGGTGCCTCTATTACTTTAGATGGTAGCACAGCTATTGTTGACTTTACTGACGAAGTATTCCAAAATGTTACTATCTCTACAGATGGTTGTATTATTTACAATACTGCACAGGCTAACAAAGCAATAGCAGTTATTGACTTTGGCGGTACAGTTAGCGCAACAGCAGGTGATTTGACTATTGAGTTTCCTGCAGCAGCAGCGGCTACAGCAGTAATCCGTATTGCATAAGATACTTTAAGGATACCTATCCATGACAATTAAGTTTGCAAATCGTGTAAAAGTAAATACATCTACTACAGGAACAGGTACTATAACACTTGGTTCTGCAGTAGGTGGGTTTCAAACTTTTGCTCAAGGTGGTATCCTTAATGGTAACTCAGTACGCTACACAATTATTAATGGTAACAACTGGGAAGTAGGCACAGGAGTCTACACCCATAGCGGAACCACTATGTCAAGATCCTATGAGGAAAGCTCTACAGGGTCTTTACTTAATTTAGTAGGTGAATCAGAAGTATTTATTACTACGTCTGCTACAGATATTGAAAACTTAGGTAATCGCTCTATTGATTATTTTTACTTTACTGCTACATCTGGTCAAACAGCATTTACAGGTAATGATGATAATAGCAACCAACTAGCATTTTTTGAAGATAACGTATTAGTATTTCTTAACGGTATTGTCTTAGAAGGTGGCGGTACAGATTACAGTGTTTCAGGTGGTGATACTGTTACTCTTAGTACAGGTGCTACTGTTTCAGATGAGTTAAATATTGTAGCGTTTAAGTCTTTTACTGTAGCTGATGCAGTACCTAAATCTACTGGTGGGCAGTTTGATGCTAATGTAGACTTTGCTGCAGGTATTGACGTTACAGGTAATATTACTGTTACTGGTACGGTAGATGGTAGAGACGTAGCTACAGACGGTACTAAGCTTGATGGGATAGAGGCTGCTGCAACTGCAGACCAGACTGCTGCAGAAATACGTAGTTTAGTTGAATCTGCTACAGATAGTAATGTGTTTACGGATGCTGATCATTCTAAATTAGATGGTATAGAAGCATCTGCTACGGCAGATCAGACAGGCGCAGAAATAAAAGCTTTGTACGAAGCAGAAGCTAATGCTTACACAGATACTAAAGATACTAAGCTGTCAGGTATTGAAACAGGTGCTACAGCAGATCAGACTGCTGCAGAGATTCGTGTTCTTGTAGAGTCAGCTACAGACAGTAACGTTTTTACTGACGCTGATCATAGTAAGCTTAACGCTATTGAAGCAGGGGCAACTGGTGATCAAACTAACGCTGAAATCAGGGCGGCGGTAGAAGCAGCCACAGACAGTAATGTTTTTACAGACGCAGACCATACTAAACTAAATGGTATTGAAGCTAGTGCAGATGTAACAGATACTACTAATGTAACTGCTGCTGGTGCCTTAATGGATAGCGAGGTTACTAACCTAGCACAAGTTAAAGCATTTGATAGCTCTGACTATGCTACAGCCGCACAAGGTGCTACTGCTGATGCTGCACTGCCTAAAGCTGGCGGCACTATGACGGGTAATATTAATTTAGGAGACAACGACAAAGCCATCTTTGGCGCTGGGTCTGACCTCAGCATTTATCATGACAGTGTAACAAACAACAGCTATATCGCAGAGACTGGCATTGGCGATTTAGTTCTTCAGGGTGCCAATATTCGCCTTGAGAATACGTCTGGTAATTATTATGTACGGGCGTACAACGGTGGTGCTGTTAATCTGTACCACAACAACTCCCAAAAACTCGCCACCACCAGCACAGGTATTGACGTAACAGGCAACGCCACCTTTGCAGATAATGGTAAAGCCATCTTCGGCGCAGGGTCTGACCTACAGATTTACCATAGTGGAGCAGCTAGTTTTATCTCAGACCAAGGCACTGGAAACTTAAAAGTTTTAGCTCAAGATTTTGCAGTAAATAACCCTGCCGATAGCGCAAATATGATTACTGCTGAAGTTGGTGGGGCGGTAACTGCTTTTTACGACGGAGGCATCAAACTCGCCACCACCAGCACAGGGGTTTCAATTAGTGGCAATATCGCAGCAAGCGGAACCATTGATGGTCGTGACGTTGCGGCTGATGGCACAAAGCTAGATGGCATAGAAGCTTCTGCTAATGTTACAGATAGTGCAAACGTAGGCACTTCTCTTACTGGCTTCCCTACTAATACGGACGCAACAGGTTCAGATCTTATTCCTGTATATGATGTGTCTGCTAGTAGATGGGAAAAGCAAACAATTACCAATGCGGCATTGCAAGGCCCAACTGGGCCTACGGGTCCAACAGGCCCAGCGGGGGCTAATGGTGCTACCGGGCCTACAGGCCCAACTGGTCCAGCGGGGGCTGATGGTGATGATGGTTCTACTGGACCTACGGGGCCGACAGGACCAACAGGACCAGCAGGAGCTAACGGTGCTACAGGTCCAATAGGTCCAGCAGGTCCAACTGGCCCTACTGGGGCAACGGGTCCAGCAGGTGCTGATGGGAATGATGGCGCTACTGGACCTACGGGGCCGACAGGACCAGCGGGATCTAACGGTGCTACTGGTCCAATAGGACCAATAGGACCAACTGGCAATACAGGACCAACTGGAAATACAGGCCCAACTGGCGGTACAGGACCAACTGGGCCTACAGGTCCAACTGGACCAACTGGTCCGACTGGATCTGCCCCTTCTACAGCCTACGGTGCAGTAGGTACTTATGTTTTTGCTCACTGGCTTAACGCAGGTTCAAAAACTCAAGGTACTACTGTGAGTGGCTCTTCTCTTTACCCAGCTAACGGCTATGGCAACTCAGATGTCGTTGCGGGGTACTATACTGGCGGAGGTTCATTGTCGGGCACATGGCGTCTTATGGGGGCACTGGGTTATTACAGCGGCACCATTTCGATTAATCGTGTTGACTTTCGAGTTTCCGTTTTTGTGAGGATTTCCTAATGAGAATTACAATCACACAAGTCCGTAATGCGGCATCACTTCAAGCTGATAACCTTCGCATGGATGTTGAGATCAACCACCCAGACTATGGTTGGATACCTTATACTGTAGACCCCTCTGATACAGATGAAACTATCGACAATGATGCTGTCATGTCTTTAATTGGTAACAGTTTTGAACCATATATTGCGCCAACTCAAGACGAGCTTGATGCAGAAGCGGCAATAGATGTTAGATTTGCGAGAGATGCTAAATTGGCAAACGATGTTGACCCAATAGTATCTAATCCTTTGCGATGGAATGAGCTTACTGATGCTCAACGTACATCATGGACCCAGTACAGGACAGACTTACTTAATATTCCCCAGCAAGCAGGGTTTCCACATGATGTAACTTGGCCTACGAGGCCAACATAAAAAAACACACAATAAGGATAACTTATGAACAACATAAGACAAAACTGGCAGCTATTTTCTGCTGCACTATCAGAAGATATAGTAGACAATATTGTAAAGCAAGCTGGTGAAACAGCAGAAGCTTCTACCTTTAATAGTAGTGGTGCAGATATACGGAAGAGTAAAGTAGCTTGGCTTACAAATAATAAACCAGTATTAGATTTACTTTATGACTTTGTAGACATAGCAAATAAAAATGCTTTTAATTCCCATATTTATAAAAAAGCTGACATACAGTTTACAGAATACTTAGGCTCAGAAGGCGGTCACTACTCTTGGCACCACGATATTGATTGGAACCGCAATGACGGTTTAGATCGTAAGCTATCTGTAACTGTACAACTCTCTCATGTAGATGAATATGAAGGTGGTGACTTTTCTTTTAGCGAGTGCACATCACCTGACCCAGTAGTAAGTAAACAAAAGGGTACAGTATTAGTATTTCCTTCATACTTACAACATGCAGTACAACCCGTAACGAGTGGAACACGAAGAAGTTTAGTAGCTTGGTTTGAAGGCCCAAAGTGGGTTTAACTAAATAGGATACGTAGATGACCAGTAAGGCAAGAGAGTTAGCAGATCTTTTAGATTCTAGCGGTAACATTAAAGCAAAATCAGGTAGGACTACACAGGGTCGTAACTTGGCTAATGATGGTACTAAGTTAGACGGTATTGAAGCTAATGCTACTGCAGATCAAACGCACTCAGAAATTCGTGCCTTAATTGTTGCTGGTAGTGATACTAACGTTTTCACTGACGCTGATCATACTAAGCTAGATGGTATTGAAAGTGGGGCTACTGCTGACCAAACAGATGCAGAAATAAGGGCAGCAGTAGAAGCAGCTACAGATAGTAATGTCTTCACTGATGCTGACCATGCTAAACTTAACGCTATTGAGGCGGGTGCTACTGCTGACCAAACAAATGCTGAGATTAGAGCAGCAGTAGAAGCGGCTACAGATTCTAACGTTTTCACTGATGCAGATCACTCTAAGCTAGATGGTATAGAAGCAGGTGCTACTGCTGACCAGACTAAAGCTGATATTGATGCACTAAACATTGATGCAGATACTTTAGATGGTAAGCAACTAGCTACTATTGAATCTGAGTATCAGTCTTATGCAGATACTGCAGCAGCTAACGTAGTTGACTCAGCACCTGCTGCACTTAACACACTTAACGAATTAGCTGCAGCATTAGGCGACGATGCTAACTTTGCTACAACTACAGCAACTAGCTTAGGAGAAAAACTACCTAAGTCTGGTGGTCAAATGACTGGTAACATTACTATGTCAGGATCACAAACTGTAGACGGTAGAGACTTATCTGTAGATGGTGCAAAGCTGGATGGCATAGAAAGCGGTGCTACTGCTGACCAAAGCGCTGCAGAAATAAGATCATTAGTAGAAAGCGCATCTGATAGTAATGTGTTTACTGATGCAGATCATAGTAAATTAAATGGAATTGAAGCGTCAGCTAATGTTACAGATAGTGCGAATGTAGGTTCGTCTCTTACAGGGTTTCCTACCAATACAGATGCAGTATCTAGTGATTTAATTCCAGTGTATGATGTTAGTGCAAGCAGATGGGAAAAGCAGACTATTGCTAATGCAGCTTTGGTTGGACCTACAGGACCGACTGGTCCTACGGGCGCTACTGGACCTACGGGTCCACAAGGAGCAACAGGCCCAACAGGAGCTACTGGCGCTGCAGGTTCAGACGGTGATGATGGAGCTACTGGGCCTACGGGGCCAACTGGACCAGCGGGTAACAATGGTGCTACTGGACCAGCGGGTAACAATGGTGCTACTGGACCAACGGGGCCGCAAGGACCACAGGGCGGCACTGGGCCTACTGGTCCTACTGGGCCTACGGGGCCAACTGGACCTACTCCTAACCATCAATGGTCAGGTTACTCTTTACGTTTTTATAACGGATCTTCTTGGGGTAGCTATGTAAATTTAAGAGGTGCTACAGGTGCTACTGGACCAACGGGGCCGCAAGGACCACAGGGCGGTACTGGTCCGACAGGACCAACAGGACCACAGGGCGGCACTGGTCCGACAGGACCAACAGGACCACAAGGAAACTCTGTTACTGGTCCAACTGGTCCTACTGGACCGCAAGGACCAACAGGTAGCACAGGTCCAACTGGTGCAACAGGCCCTGCTGGGCCAACCAACACAGGGTATGCTCAAGTTGGCACTTATGCACTTCTTGGGGATAACAACGGATCACCTCTTACCGCTGGGTCCACTATAGCTGGTTCAAGCCTTGATAAGTCTTATTCAGTTTACAACTTTCAGTATACGAACATAAGTCCCCCGTCAGGGACATGGCGCGCTATGGGCTATAACGGCAGTAGTGTAGCGGGAACACTATTTGTGAGGATTTCATAATGAGCATTACAATCACACAAGTCCGTAACGCGGCATCACTACAGTCTGACAACCTTCGTATGGACGTAGAGATTAACCACCCTAACTACGGTTGGATACCCTACACGGTAGACCCTGCTGACACTGACACAACCATCGACAACGATGCTGTCATGGCTCTGATTGGTTCTAACTTCACCGCATATGTAGCCCCGACACAGGCTGAATTAGACGCAGAAGCTGCGGAGCAGGTTCGTGCTGAACGTGACGGTAAGCTGGTTGAAGAGGTTGACCCTATCGTAACCAACCCTCTGCGTTGGGCTGACTTGACCGCAGCAAAGCAAGCTGAGTGGACACAGTATCGCACTGACCTTCTTAACATCACAGACCAAGCGGGCTTTCCGCACAATGTAATTTGGCCTACTAAACCTGCATGAATGTGCAACCGTAATAAATTTAAGGTACTTATAAAACATGTTTGGTTTTACACCATTAGCAACTACTACTTTAGCATCCTCTGTATCAGGTGTTTCTGCAGAAGTACCTATTACAGGTGTAGTTGCTACGGGTGCAGTCTCTACTGTTGTAGAACATGTTACTGAGCGCCTTGCTAGTGTAACTGCTACAGGTGCAATAGGTACACCTTCTATAAACCCTGACGAAGTTACAAACTCTGTAAGTGCTACAACAGCCGTAGGCACAGTAACTGTAAATATATCTGAATTAATTGCTAGTGTAGCAGCCACAGGTACAGTAGTAACTGTAGGGTTTGATGCTAAAGCTAATCAGACACTAGCATCTGTGAGCGCTACAGGATCTATTGAACCAGTTTCTGTTGGTGGCTTTGAAGTTGACGTATCTGAAAACTTACTATCTGTTTCTGCTACAGGTGTAGTAGGTAGTCTAAAAGTTAATATATCTGAGTTACTAAATAGCGTAACTGCTACAGGTACAATAACAAATGTAATACCATCTGGTGATGCTAATCAAACACTTGTAGGTGTATCAGCATCTGGTGCAGTTGAAGCCGTTAGCTTTGATGGCTTTGAAATTGATATATCTGAAAAAGTATTATCTGTTTCAGCTACAGGTACAGTAGCAAATGTAAAAGCAAATATAACAGAGATACTCAATAGTGTAGCTGCTAATACAAATGTAGGAAGCGTAGTTGCTACAGGAGTTACACTACAGTTTGATATAAATGCATTTGATAAAGATAGAGTTATTTATGCAGTAGCAGTACCAAGAGAAAACGTAGTACATATTAGACCAGATAATAGAACCATTGTGATTAATGAAATAAGTAGGATTAATCAAACAATTAGAGTTGCAGCCTAAAGGATAACAAATGTCATATAAGTGGCCTGATAAAGATAAAGATGAATTGCTTGACTATAGCATTGATTGGTCACGCTTTTTAGGTACAGATACTATCTCTGCAGTTACGTGGTTTATAGATGCTGCAGATGGTACTAAAACAGAAGTTAGTGCAACAGATGTTGTTGATGGATTACAGTTTGTGCAGGGTACATATACTAATACTGTTGCTACAATTAGATTAAGTTTAGGTACTAATAATAAACGTTATAAGATTACGTGTAAGATAACTACAGTAGGTGCACTACAGTATGAGCGTTCTGTGTTGCTGCGCGTAAGGGAGAAGTAATATGGCATACGATTATCTTGGATTAGTTAATGATGTAAATCGTAGGCTTAATGAAGTAGAATTAACCTCTGCTAACTTTGCTTCTACTACAGGTTTTTATAGTTTTGCTAAGGACGCAGTAAACTCTTCTATTCGCCACATTCAACAAGAAGAGTACGAGTGGCCTTGGAATCATGTAGAGCAGGAAGAGGTACTACTTGCTGGTGAGGTTCGTTATAGCTTCCCATATGATGCTAAGACTATCAATATGAACAGCTTTCGCATTAAGAGAAATGAGAGTTTAAGTGTAGATACTGTTAAACTTAAAGTACTTAGCTATGAAGAATATCTTGACAAATATGCTGATTATGAGTATAACTCTAACACTAGCGTAAGATCTGTACCCTCTTTTATTGTAAGAGCACCTAGTAGGGAGCTACTGGTAGTACCAGCCCCAGACAAGGCATACGAATTAGTTTATGAATATTACACAACTGGTTTTGATTTAGAGCTACACTCTGATGTACCTAATCTCCCCGAAATGTACAAATATGTAATTGTTGATGGTGCTATGTATTATGTCTATCAGTTTAGAGGTGACATGCAAGCAGCACAATTAGCGATGCAAAAGTTTGAGCAGGGAATTAAACAATTACGTAGCATACACATAAACCGTACTGAATATGTACGTGATCGAAGAGTATCCTTCTAATGGCAACACAATGGCAGACATTTCCTATAGAGTTTAGAGGTGGTCTTATCTCTAATCTCAGCCCTTTGCAGCACGGTACAAATGCTGTCGGGTCTGCCACTATATTACAAAATTTTGAAGCTAATAAAGAGGGTGGTTATTCCAAGATAAGAGGCTATACGAAATATAGCTCAACAACTGTACCTGGATCTGGCCCGATACTTGCCCTTAAAGTTATTAGCTCTGGTAGGGTTGTAGCTGCACGTAAGAATGGTAGCAATCAAACACAGTATTACTATAGTACAGGTTCTTCTTGGACTAGCATGGCTACTAGCGTTGGTACTAATGGAGGTAAAGTTAGGCATATTTTATATAACTTAGAGGGTGATGATAAAGTTATATTTGTTGATGGTACTAACTACCCAGCTATATATAATACATCAGGTAATTCTACTACCTTTATGACATCCTCTAATAGCACAGATGTGTTGGGTGCAGAACATGTAGCTGTATTTAAAAACACCGCCTTCTATGCTAAAGGTAATAATATATACTTTACTGCGCCTTTTACTGTAGATGACTTTAGTGTTGCTAATGGTGCAGGTTCTATAAATGTAGCAAATGATGTTACAGGCTTAGCAGTATTTCGTGATCAGCTTATTATATTTACCTCTGATACAATTAAGCGCTTAACTGGTAGTAGCTCCGCTGACTTTACTGTGTCACCTATTACAGATCGTATTGGCTGTATAAACGGTGATACTATTCAAGAGGTTGGTGGTGACATTATGTACCTCGCCCCTGATGGTATTAGATTACTGAGTGCTACTGACCGTATTGGTGACTTTGCTTTGGATGTAGCTTCTAATCAAATAGCCAAAGATGCTAATATCTTTTTAAATCAAACATCTAGCTTTTGCTCTGTCTTGTTTAAAGAAAAAGCCCAGTACAGAATATTTGCGTATGTACAATCAGAGCAAGATGATGCAGCTAAAGGTCTTATAGCTACAAAGTTTATATCTCAGGGTGCTGCAGGTATAGCTTGGTCAACTACTAAAGGCATTAAAGCATTTGTAGCAGATAGCAGATACACAGGAACATCAGAGACTGTAGCTTTTGCTAATGAGGATGGTTACGTCTATACTATGGATACAGGCTCAGACTTTGATGGTGGTGCTATAGAGGCTATCTACGAATCACCTTTCATGCCTATAAGTGACCCACAGGTACGTAAGACTTTCTATAAAATGACTCTTTACGCTGAGCCTACAGGTAGCATGAGCTTAGACTTAAACTTAAAGTATGATTTTGCTTCTGCCTCTAACACTAAAGTAGTGCAGCCAGCTACACAGCAGATCTCTGGTACAGGTGCATCTGTATTTTTATTTGGTGCATCTGATGCTGTATTTAATACAGCTACATTTGGTGGTGAGCTTGATAAAATATATGACACTAATGTTATTGGTTCAGGTAAAACAGTAGCATTGAGACTAGAAGATCTTTCAACTAATCCTACTTTTACACTCGACACGGCTTTGTTAGAATATAGCCAAGAAGATAGACAATAAGGAAACGACATGGCAGGTTATACAAGACAGGATACTGCAAACAACATTGCCAACGGTAACGTTATTGATGCAGATGATTTTGACGCAGAGTACAATGCAGTAGAAAATGCTTTTAATGCATCAACAGGCCATAAACATGATGGTACTGCTGGTGAGGGTGCACCTATAACTAAGGTTGGCCCAAGCCAAGACCTTATTGTGTCGGGTAGTAATGTATTACCTAAAACAACAAATACCTTAGATCTAGGCTCGACAGGTGCAAAGTTTAAGGATAGTTTCTTTGATGGCACTGTAACAACGGATGATCTTGCTGTAACGGGTGGCTCTGTTCTTACTGGTAACGCTACTGTAGGCGGTACACTAGGTGTGACAGGGGCTACAACACTGTCTAGTACAGCAGCCATTACAGGCAATACTACAGTAGGTGGTACATTAGGGGTTACAGGTGCATCTACATTAGATAGTGCTGCAGTTACCAATAACGCTACAGTGGGCGGTACTCTTGGTGTTACTGGTAATAGTACTATTGGTGGTACTCTTGGTGTGACAGGGCAGATTACAGGAGACATTACAGGTGCAGTAACAGGTAATGCATCTACTGCAACTGCATTACAAACTGCAAGAAGCATTACTATTGATGGTGATGTAGATGCTAGTGCTACTAATTTTGATGGTACAGGCAACATTACTCTTACTACAACTTTGGATACAGTAAACTCTGATGTAGGCTCATTTGGTAGCTCTACAGCTATTCCTGTTGTTACTGTAAACGGTAAGGGTTTAGTCACTGGTGTAAGCACTGCTTCTATTACTACTGCATTAACTGTAGGTGCTGATAGTGGTTCTGACGATAGTGTTGCTTTAGCTACAGACACTTTAAACTTTGTTGGTACAGCTAATGAAATTGAGACTGCAGTAAGCAACAACCAGATTCAAATCGGTTTACCTAGTGCCGTTACAGTAGGTAGCCTTACTACATCAGGTGATGTTATTGTAGGTGGTGACTTAACTGTATCAGGCACCACTACTACAGTAAACACTGAGACTATTAACTTAGCTGACAATCAAATCTTATTAAACTCCAATGAGACAGGTACTCCATCACAGAACGGTGGTATTGAAATTGAACGCGGTACATCCGCTAACAAAACGCTTGTATGGAATGAGACAAGTGATAAGTGGACTGTAGGCAGTGAAACATTTGTAGCAGGTACATTTGAAGGAAACCTTACAGGGGCTGTTACTGGTAATGCATCTACTGCCACAGCCTTAGCCACATCACGTACTATTAGTCTTACAGGAGATGTTTCAGGTAGTGCTTCTTTTAACGGTACAGGTAATGCTACTATTACCGCAACTGTAGCGGATGATAGTCATAATCACGTTATATCTAACATTGACGGATTACAAACAGAGATTGACACTAAAGCAGAGTTAGCAGGATCTAGTGGTCAAGCTTTTTCTGCTTCAACTATGAATGCAACAACTATTGATTTAGGTGACTGGACAATTACTCAATCTGGTTCTGATTTAAAATTTGCTTATCAAGGCACAGACAGACTTAAACTAACAAGTGCAGGTGCGCTTACTGTAGAAAACGATGTAACAGCATTTGGTAACGCATAATGACAATAACCTCATTAGATAACTTTGGTCACGCTTCTGGCTCAATATCTATGAGTGAGTTGCGTGACTACTATGGTCAGACTGGTGCTGTATCTCTTAACGCAAATTTAAACGGTGGTACAAATCCTGTTCCTGATGATTTGCCAGCGTCAGGTACTACTACTTCTTTTTCTAATTATCGTAGTAAGAATAGAATACTAAGAAAGAAAGGTCTTACCGTACTCAGCTTTTCTCTACTGGGTAGCACTTGGACTCCTATTAACTCTGGTTGTGTTCAATATAATATTTATGTTGTAGGTGGTGGTGGTTCTGGTGGTGGGCATTCTACTGATTCTGGTCGTGAAAAAGTTGCCTCTGGTGGCGGCGGTGGTGGTACAGCTTTCCGTAGATACTCCGTACAAGATCACAGTATAACTTCTGCAACAGTTAGCTGGGGAACACAGGCTGCAGGAGTTTCATATCCTGCAAGCTCTGGAACCCAAATCAGTGGTAATAATGGTGCTGATATTAGTTTTAATCCTAATGGATCAGGTGCTACTATTTCTGCTACTGGTGGGTCAAGAGGCTTTGGTGGTAGGCAGGGCTTACTTACAGACACCGTAACATCAACATTGCCAGTAGGTGAAAACTCTACTGCTGCAACTCAGGGTGCTTGGGGGCAGTGTTCTTCTTCTGTGGGTGGTACAGGGTCTGGTGGAGAAAGTAATTACACTGGTGGTATTGGTACTGGTTTTAATATAGGCGGTGATTCCTCAATTGCTTCTGGTGGGGGTGGCCCTAGCTTTGGTTCAGGCGCTCCTAATGGAGAGACTGTTTCTGCTGGGGGTTATCTTAAAGGTGCTACAACAAACGCTCCTACATATCCTACTGAATGGGGTACTGATATAGCTAATGACCAATTTTTAGGTGGTGCAGGGGTACAACACTCAAGTGGCGCAGCAGGAGCATCAGACGCTGGTGGTTTTGGGTCAGGTTCTGGTGGGTCTGCATCTGAGTCAGGCGCAGGATCTACGGGGGCTGGCGGGGGTGCTGCTATTATAACTACTTACTACGAGGTAAACACATGACCTCATTAACGCCAGAACAACTAGAAGCTATGATGGATAGGGCCGCTAAGAAGGGTGCTAGACAAGCCTTGTGCGACTTAGGATTGGCTGATTTAGATGCAGCTAGTGATATTAAAGAATTACGTAGTCTATTAGACTCATGGCGTGATACAAAGAAAAGTATATGGAAAACACTCGTACAATTAGGTACAGTTGCAGTACTGACATTCATAGCTACTGCTGTGTGGATGCAAGTAGGCAAGTAAGGATAAGATAGATGGCTAAACGTTTTGCAGGATTTACACCAGAGCAGCTAGGTAGAATTGATCCTAGCCTTAAAGGTATGCAGTCTGATGAGCAAGAAAAGATCATTGCAGCTAACCCTGCCTTAGCAGCCCGTGTAGGTAAAATGACACAAATGGCACAGAAGCGTATAGGTATGGCAGAAGGTGGTTTTGTTGATCTGGAATCGCGTTTAAGTGCCCAACGTAGGGGTTTCTCAGGTGCTGGGCAGGTGCCACCGCAACAATTCTTAGTGCAAGACCCTTTTCAAAGACCATACGGTATAACCCCTAGACCGGGATCTGACTATCTCGCAGACGCGCTTCGTCCTACAATAGGTCAATTACCTACAACAATGCCAGTTAAAGAGAATTTTGCAGCAGCTATACCACCTCACTCACATGGTGGTGGCGGTGAGATTCTACCAAGCGGAAATATAGCTGGCGGTAATAACCCTGCACCCAATCAACAACCACAGGATTTAAAGTCTGTTTTTGAAAAACAAAAAGAGCTAGACATGGGTTTCGCTCAGATTGATATGGAAGCACAGACTAAGAAAGATGCGCTTCAAGAAGCTCTTACAATGAGATATGGTTTCGCTGTTGGTGGTGTTGTGGGGGGCAATGCTGCAGAGATTGCAGTTGCCGCAGCCGATCTTAAAAGAAAACAGGACGCTGAGGATGAAGAAAAAAAGAAAAAAGATGAAGAAGCTTCCACTGATCCTGTAGATGATAAAGAGGATAAGCCTGACCCAATGTCTGAGGCAGGTAAAGCTGCTGCTGAGCTAACTAAAACTGCTCTAGAAAGCCCTGAGACTTTAGTGAAAGATACAGAAGTTAAAGAGACTACAGAAGAGCAAAAAGAAGCTGGTGAAATTGCAGAAGGCACAGGTGAGGCTGCTACTGTAGATGAAGCTGCTGCTACTGTTGCTACACCTGCTGCTGCAGTTACAGCACCTGTAAAAACACCTGCTGCTACTGTTCTTCCTGAGACTGTTTCTGCAGAAGTAAGTGATACACTCAAGAAGCTAGAAGCTGCTACAGGTAAGCCAAGCTCTGATGCATTAGCAGAAGCTGCTACCATGTCACCAGAGAAGCTAAAAAGTTTAGGTCTTACTGTTGAGCAGATTGAACAAGCTCGCCGTGTAGAAGGTGCACCTACTCGTAAGGTAGAAGCTGGTGAGATGATTGAAGGCTCCACAGTAGATATGGAGCGCGTGAAGAAAGAAGTAAACTTTGAGGCAGCTACAGGTGCACCATCAACTGATGCTACTGTACAAGGACAGCTAACTGGCTTGATGGAAGACTTTGAGGGTGCTGCTCCCCCTGCATGGGCTGCAGGTGCTATGAGGGCAGCGGCTGCACGTATGGCTAGTCGTGGACTGTCATCTTCATCTATGGCTGGACAAGCTATCGTACAGGCTGCAATGGAGAGTGCTATTCCTATAGCCTCTCAAGATGCTAAGACTGTTGCAAGCTTTGAAATGCAGAACCTGTCAAACAGGCAGCAGACTGCTATGTTCGCTGCACAGCAACGTGCACAGTTTCTAGGCTTAGAGTTTAACCAAGAGTTTCAAGCTCGTGTAACTAACGCAGCTAAGATCTCTGACATTGCCAATATGAATTTTAGTGCAGAGCAACAGATTGCGCTAGAGAATGCTCGTATGGCACAGACTGTTGATATAACAAACCTTAACGCTAAGAATGCTAAGATCATGGCTGATGCTGCAGCTATGTCACAGGTAGACATGGCTAACCTCAACAACCGCCAACAAGCTAACATACAAGCTGCTAATGCATTCCTACAGATGGATATGGCTAACCTGTCCAATGAGCAGCAGACTACTATGTTTGCAGCACAGGCGCAGATCAATGCTATGCTTTCTGATCAAGCTGCAGAGAATGCTGCTCGACAGTTTAACGCTTCTAGTGAGAACCAAGTAAACCAATTCTTTGCTGATCTAGGAGCACGAGTACAACTTGCTAATGCTGACCAAGCTAATGCCATGTCACGATTCAATGCAGGTGAAGCTAATGCCTTAGCACAGTTTAACACAGCACAGGCTAATCAGCGTGAACAGTTTAACGCTACAAACCGTTTAGTCGTAGCACAGGCTAATGCTCAATGGGCACAAGCATACACGACAGCAGATAATGCAGCTATCAATGAAGCAAACCGTTTAGATGCACAGCGTCAAGGGCAGATGACATTGAATGCGTATAATGCTACAATTCAAACGTACCGTGATTTGATGAGTTTTGCTAATACTACAGCAAACAATGATGCAGATCGTGCTACTTCAATTATGGTGGCTAAGATACAAGCAGATGCAGCAAAGTATGGCGCAGATAAAGCAGCACAGGCGGCAGCGTCATCAGCGGCAGCGGAAAAGACTTCTGGTTTCTGGAGTGCTGTTGGTGCTTGGGCTGGTAGCGCATTCGGATAAGGATAATATAATGGCTAATCAATACCGCTTTCTACCTGACTTTAGTGTCTTTGAGAATGATGAACAGAATGATGTATCAACAGAAGATACAGGCTCTTCTATCATGTCTCGTAATAGGCAGGTTGATACAGATACGTCAGGTACAGGTGGAGACTTTCTAGAGCGTTTCTACCAGAACCTTCGTGGTGCGTTTAAGGATGATGATAAGTTTAAACAAACGTTTATGTCTGAGAAACGCCCTAAGCCTGATATCTCTGAGCTACGATCTTATGTTGACAGGGTAAAAGGCTCCAGTGATATTGAAGATGCGCTACTTGAAGCAACAGGTATGTATAATCCCGGTATGGCATCAGATGATAACTCAATGACTATTAAAGATGCATCAGACGGTATCACTATACCAAAGCAACCAGATATATTAGTAGATGAGTTATCTTCTAATGCAGGATCATATCTACGTAACCGTGCTAACAAAGGTTCGTCTTTTGTAGGTGAGGGTGTACAGATGGCTAGTGCAGGGTCTTTATCTGTAGAGGATATGGATTTAGCTAGAATGATGGCGGGTCAAACCATGAGAAAAGAAGCTGCTAAGATGGGCTTACCTGTGGTTGACATGGAAGAAGAAGCTAAGAAGAGCGCTGTAGAGGCAGCAAGGGAAAGAGCTAAGAAAGGTATCACGCAATCTAAAGGTGCACCTCAAGGGCTTATGTCTCCTGTTGCTTCTGACCCTAGAGTAGACACGGCAGCTAGTGGCTTAAATGAGGATGACCCACTAGGGCGTGTAAGACCAAAAGCTAGACCAGAGGTAGCGACAGATTTTAATTTTAAAGATACAAGTATAAAATTAGTTTCTGATTTAATGCGAGACTTTAATCTTAATAAAACACAGGCCGCTGCCCTTGTGGGAAACTTAGCTTGGGAATCGGATAACTATCAAGGTATGCAAGAGTATAAACCTACAGTAAAAGGTAGCAGAGGGGGTTATGGGTTTGCTCAGTGGACAGGCGCAAGAAGAAGAATGTTTGAGTCGTGGGCTAAAGAAAACGAATTAGATCCAAACAGCTATGAAGCCAACTATGGGTTTTTAAAATTTGAGCTATCTCGTGCTAATGATGAAATAGGTAGCATGGGTGTAAACACTATAAAAAAGTTAAAAAAGACTAAAGATTTAGATACCGCAACAAGTGTAGTTATGAACGAATATTTGAGACCGGGAATCCCACACGAAGAAAAACGTAGAGAACGTTCCTCACAGGTTTTGGGTTTACTTTAGTATGTTTGGCTTACCCCTAGAATTACTGACTATGCTCTTCTCAACAGTGTTGGGGGGAGTAATGTCTATATGGGGCCAGAGCATGAAGAACAAGCAAGAGCAGAATAAGATGATGCTCGCTAATGCTCAGTTTAATGCAGATCAAGTCAACCGCGCTAGGGATGCAGGTAAGACAGATAAGCACTTTGCATGGACACGTAGGATTATAGCTCTATCTGCTGTGTTCTCTATTATAGTGTTGCCTAAGCTGGTGGCAGTATGGTATCCTGACGTAAGCGTTATTGTAGGGTACACAGAAGTACAGGGCGGCTTCCTTAACTGGTTGTTTGGCCCTGCAGAAGCAACCCAATGGAAGTACGCTAACGGCTTCGTAATAACACCCCTAGACACACATATCGTATCAGCCATTGTAGGATTGTACTTTGGCGCTGGATTTACAAAGTAAGGCATAAAGATGACAAACTTATTTCAAGGGCCAATTCCAGGTCAATCTCTGACAGATGAACCACGTAACCATGCATGGGAAAACCCACCTGAGATGGATACAATGGAAGAAGCTGTTATGTACTATATTGATAAGCTTTCTAATGAAGACTCAATGGATGATCTAGCCCTATTGTTTGACCTTGGTGCTAACATACAGGACGTTACAGAGACGCTACTTATCATGGGTACTATGAAAGGGTTGCACACTGTTGATGTACAGATGCTGGCTGCACCTATCGTAGGAGCCTATATAAAAGCCCTTATGGTGCCTTATGGTGTTGAGACACCTGAGACAGCCGTAGACCCAGAAAAGCTACGCACAGAGCGTCAGAAACGCCGCTTAGATGTAATCATTGCAGACGCTATAGAGAAGAGCGTTAAGTCTGGTGAGGATGAAGGAACAGAGA